TTAATATATTCTTTTTGATGGCAGAATCAATGTGGATATTCACTGGTCAGAAAGATGTTAAGTTTTTGAATTTTTTCAATAAACAGATGAAAGCATATTCTGACGATGGTAATGTATTCCACGCTCCATATGGTTTCAGATTGCGTCATTATGGTGTACGCTCAGAAGATAAATATTCAGAAGATAATTTGCATGCTGCTCAAGGATATGACCAAGTGTCAGATGCAATTAAAATATTCGCAGCCAATCCTAATACAAGACAAGTTGTTTTGAGTATATGGAATCCAGATTTTGATTTGGGAGCAAAATCAAAAGATATTCCATGCAATGATATACTAATGTTGAAAATCAGAGATAATAAGTTAGTCACAACAATTCAGAATAGAAGTAATGATTTACATTGGGGTTTACCAACAAACGTATTTCAATTTTCTTTTTTGACTGAAATGATTTCATCTTGTTTAGGTATTAAATTAGGAACACAAGTTCATAATTCTCAAAGTCTTCATGTTTATAAATGGAATGATGTTGCTTTCAGAATGAATGATATTTATAAACATTCAACAGATAAAAATTCTGAATTTAAAGAATTGTATTCAGTTGGCGCAAAAGAAAGAGTGGTTGATTTCAAATTTTCTCATGAAGTTCCTGGCAATAGATTGCGTGAGTTGGATTTTATGATTAATGTAATCATATTTAATTTGACTAATATAGCCAATGGAAAGGAAGAAGTAAAAGAAGAAATAAATCAATTAGCAGAGTTTTCAAGTTATCTGTATAGAAGTTATCTGTATTTGAAGGTATATTTGAATTACAAGCACGTAATCAATGATAACAAAGATGCTAAGACATCCGCTGCCCGTGAAGCCATAAAGGCTATTGAAGAGATAGACGGTGAAACATGGTCAGATTGGGACATATCAATTTTAGCTAAAAATTTCTTTGCTAAGAAAATAGAAGGTTTTGAACATAATTTTTTAGGAAAACTATGACAAATTCATTAAAAGAATGGATTGATAAAAATAAATTAGTGGTGTCTGAATTGAAATTGGGAGATTCAGACACTATTTCTATTGATTCATTTGGAAAATTTTTATATATTCATCCATTGGATGGAAAGATAATAGATGAAGATTTTTCGTTTATATTATCAGATGATGAATTTGATATTTTAGATAAAAAACAAGTTGACTATATTTTATTTGAATTTGGAGAGAAATTTTATTTTTCTGGATTAAAACAAGGAAAGAATAAATATAATGAACTTATTTATAAACCAGAATTTAATGATTTCAAATATTTAGGCAAAACATCTGAACCGTTCATTATGGATTTTGTTCATTTAGGGGTACATGATGAATATGAAATGTTAAATGGTTCAAGTAGTTGTGAAACTTGGATAAAGAAGGCTAAATTTTTAGGTCATAAAGCAATAGGTGTTTGTGACAAAAATAGTTTGGCGTCATCATTATCATTTCAGACATATTGCGATAAAATGGGATTGAAAGCGATAATAGGAGAAACAATTACAGTTGCTCGTAATTATGATAAAGATGCTACCATACAAGAAACATTTGATTTGAAGTTATTCGTAATTAATTCAGAAGGGTGGCATAATTTACTATTGATAAGCAAATCAATTAATGTTGATTTTAAAGGTTTTATTCCAGCCGAACAACTTTATAAGTTAGGAGGTGGTTTATGTTGCGTAGTGCCTGAAAATAGTGAACTGAATTATCTATTCAATAAGAAGTCAGAAGCATTAGAATTAATAAAAACATACAAGGATGCTTTCGATGAAGTTTATTATCAAATTGATACAGTAGAGTATGTTGCTGAGTCATTATTCAAAAATCATCTAAAATTAATTGATGACTATATTTGTAAATACAAAAAATATATAAAGCCAATACTAATTAATGATAGCTATTATTTGGATGAGGAAGAACATGATTTGAAATCTTTATTGAATAGTGTTGCTGGTAAAGTTAGTGCTGAATCTAATAATCAATATTTCAAAACAGTAGGAGATACAATTGGCGCTTATGAAGAATGGCTTGATGATGTTCAACCTTTGTTTGATGTAATAATCACTGGAATAAATAATGCCGTTAATTTTGGAAATTCAACAACATTTAGGATTGATAATTCAGAAAGAAAAATACCACCATTTGAAGTAAAAGACCCAGAGGGGTTATTTTTTGAATTATTGGAAAAAGGAATACAAAAAAAATTGATAGGTAATGTAAGCAATATTGATGATTACATGAAACGTATTTCCATAGAATGTGAATTAATTGTTCCAAATGATTTATGTTCGTATTTCTTAATATTGTGGGATATATGTAATTGGTGTAAGAAGCAAAATATAATGGTTGGTCCAGGTCGTGGTTCTGTTTGCGGTAGTTTAGTAGCATATGTGTTAGATATTACTCAAATTGACTCATTGAAATATAATTTATACTTTGAACGTTTTTTGAACAAAAGTCGTGTTTCAGCACATCATGCTTATCATTTAACATTAGAAAACGGAAAGGAAATAACATTTAGAGATGGTGACAATATTCCTTTAATGGATGGCAGTAGTGTTGAAGCAGAAGAAGGTGTGAATTTTGAAAAATTAGATATTGACGTGAACAAAATTATTAAATAAATGAAAGTAAAGAAAGTTAATATTGAGAAGTTTTTTACTGATTTACCCGATGTTGATTTAGATTTTGAACCATTTGGCAGGGATAAGGTAAAAGAATATATCAAAGAAAAATATGGTTATGCTTATTCATGTTCAGTAGGTACATATACCAGAATGAAATTGAAAACCTGTTTAAAGGACTTTGCAAAAGTAAAAGGTATTCCATTCGATGTGATGAATAAATTAACAAAGGATATTGATGACCAAATTGAATATACTTGGGGAGATTTAATTGAATATGCTTCAAAATCTAAGGCATTATTTAAATTTGTTCAAGACTATCCAGAAATAATACATATGACAAAATATGCGTTATTGCAATGCAAGGCAGCATCAGTTCATCCGTCTGCTGCAATAATTGTTCCTAAACATACACAATCTGGTAAGCCTATTAATATTTTTGAATGGATGCCGATAAAGATGATAGATGGAGTTCTGGTATCAGAATGGGAGGGAAAGTACACTGAATCATCTTTATTCTTGAAAGAAGATATTTTGGGATTATCTCAATTGACTAAATTTCATAACATATTGGATTTAATCAAAAAGAATAAGAATAAAATAATTGATGTTAATAAGATTAAATTTGATGATGAAGAAGTGTATAAATATTTTCGTAGAGGATGGTGTGAAGATGTCTTTCAGTTTGGAACACAAAGTTTGATGAATTATTGCAAGCAGGTTAAGCCTACTGAATTATCAGATTTAATAGCCATGTCTGCGTTGTTTAGACCTGGACCAATAGCATCAAATGCACATCAAGATTTTGCTGATATTAAAAACGGTAAGAAAAAACCTAAATATGATTTTGGGATAAAAAATATTACTGAAGAAACATATTCTTTATTGGTGTATCAAGAGCAGATGATGTCTATTATCCATCAACTTGGAGGATTGTCGTTAATTGAGGCAGAGAATGCAAGAAAGTATATTAAGAAGAAAAAGCATAAAGAGTTATCAGCTTTGGGGGATAGATTTATTGCTGGCGCAATTAATAAGGGATGTCCTGAAAATGAGGCTAAAATAATATGGGACAAGATGAATGCTTTTAGTTCATATTCATTCAATAAATCTCATGCTGCCGCATATTCTGTGATGTCGTATTGGTCACAATGGTTTAAAGTTAATTATCCGTTGGAATTTTGGACAACATCGTTGCAAGAAGCATCTGAGTCAGATATACCATACAGATTATCAGAAATGAAAAAGACTGGCGCTGAAATAGAAGTAAGACCGCCAGATGTTAATTATTCAGAATATAATTTTACTTGTGATGCTAATGAAAACCGTATATTCTTCAGCTTGAATAAAATTAAGGGTATAGGAGATGTTGCTGCTCAAAATATAATGGAGACAAGAGTTAATGGTGGGCAGTTCTTTGACTTGGAAGAGTTTTTGAGTAGAGTTCCTTCAAAGGTAAATAAAACTGTTGTAAAATGCTTAATTA